GGCTGTTGCTTTAGCTTCTCCGTCATCTGGATCGTCTTCCCCACCAACTTTAGTTTTAGCATCAGTTATTTTTTGAATCTCTTTCATCTTACCTTCTATTTCAAGTCCTATATCTTTAACACCATCATCATCGGCTTTAAGTTTAGCTAATTTTTGTTTTGCTTGAAGATGTTTAATTTCTGAATCTAAGATTGCTTTTGGATCATCACTACTATCTCTCTTAACCATATCTAAATCAGACTTAGCAGTATCCACATCACCTTCTGCTTTTTCTAAATCTGCTTTATCTTGTTCTTCAGCTTTATCTGTTTCTTCTTTTTCATTATCTTTAGGAGCATCATCATTATTAGTAGGTGTAGTTGTTTCTTCTTCACCTTCAGTAGATTCATAATCCTTTAAAGCAGTTTTAGCATCAGCTGCTTTCTTTTCTAATGACTTTTCTTTAATCTTTAATTGTTTAGCTTCTTCACCTGTTGCAGATTTAAGTACTATTTTATTAGCTGCAATCTTAGATGTAGTTTTAGCTAATTTAACTATTTGTTGTAAACCGGGTGTAGTTGCTAAATCATCCATCCTTTGTGATATTGCAGTACTCGTATCAGCTAAGGCAGTATTCTTTGCTTTATTTGCTTGCTTTAATACTTCTTTTTGTTTAGATGTTAATTCTCCTTTACTCTTGTTTAATCTTTTAGCATAATCCACATCATTAAGAGCTGATGCTACTTTAGCCTTTTGATATTTCTTAGCATTATTTTTAATTTTTGTATACTTAATAGGATTTTTGATTACATCCATAATCCCCTCGTTAACAAATTCAGTATATGTCTTTAGCCTTGCCATAGTATTATTTTGATTTTTTTATATATTCATTCTATAAAAACAAAAAAAGCCACTCCGAAGAGTGGCTTTCTATATAAAGTATTAAACTATTATTAGATAATAGAAACACCAGCGAACGTAAAGTTCATTGTGTAATACATTAATTCAGGATTGAATCCAGCATCTACTAAACAAAATCTAGATTTAACCGCGATTTTAGGAGCCATAGTTCCTTCTGCGATTGTTTCTACAGATTCAGCCATTAAGTAAGGCATAAATACCAAACCAGGAGAATTACCATCACCTTTTCTTCCTACACAAATTGTATAGTCATTAAAAGCTCTGTTAGGATCTACATAAACAGTTACCCCAGCAATTGCACCGATTGGATATAAAGATCCACCAGCTTGATTAACTGTATTAGATAACGGGTATGCTACGAAACCAGCTACAGATTGAAGAGCAGTTGCCATTTCTCCACCTGTTACTGCAAACGTTGCAGGTCCACGTCTACCTCTAGTAGCAATTAAGTTACTTGCAGCAAGAATCTTAGTATAGACTCTACGTTGTAAAGTACCTTGAGTATTACCACCACCTAGTACGTTAGTCTGTAATGGGAATGGAGCAGTTGTAGCAACAATAGCATTAGCAACGTTGTTAGGTCCTAACGGTATAGCAGCACCAACAGCACCAGCAGCATCGAATTGCTCTGATAAACTAGTTCTGTTCAACAATTGAACTTGTGCAGCGTTAGTAACACCATTTCTAAAGATTCTGTCTAAGATGAATCTGTTGATAGATTGAGTTAACTCATTTACCAATACAGCTTCAACTTGAGCCACAGCATCTATACCAAATTGCTTAAGGTCTTGAACTTGTTCTCTAGTCACAGCAGCAGCTACTTGGAAAGTATCAGCAGCAACAGACTTATTGAATAAGCTTAGTCCCATTACATTGTCAACAGTTGATTCACCTACACCTCTTTGGTAAGGATCTAAACCGTTAGCATTTTGGTTAGTGAATTGTGGTCCACCGACAGCAGGCCCAGGGTTGTTAGCAGGTTGGAATGCATTACCAGAAAAACCAGAAATATGGTCTTCTAAAGCAGATACATAACTTAAATTTGCAACAGCACCAAATAAACCTTCTGCAATTAAACCAGCAGCACCTGATACAGGAGCAGCACCTTGAGCTAGTACTGGGAACGGCGTCGTTCCAGCAACAGCAGCATTACCATAAAATGCAATACCGTTTGATATAGCACTATAAATAGCTTCACCTGCATTTTCACCACCTTGTGTGTAGTTATTAAATAGTCCAGCAAAACCTGAAGCAGCTAAAGCACCATTATAGGCTCTTACTCTAAAGATTTGTAAACCGTCTATTCTTGATCTACCAACATAAGTTAGTTCGTATGAACATGTTGCATCACCAGCAGCTACGTTAGCAGCAGAAGCAGCATAGATAACATCATTCACAGTAAAACCATCAGTTCCAGCAGCAACAACTCCTGGGATAGCAGAACATTTGATTAATAGTGGAGAACCGATTACATCCGGAGCTCCAGCACCTACACCAGGTCCAACAGCACCTGCAGCAGTAGTTGAAGCAGGAGCACCATTATCTCTACCACCTCCATATACGAAGTCTAGGTAAGTTAAAACTCCCATAGGACCTTGCATTGGTACAACAGGAACTAAATCTAAACCTACAGTCTGTGCTGCTACTTGCATTGCAAGTGGTAACAAAGAAAAAGGTCTGTCTCCAGATCCAGTAGCTTGACCAGCAAACGCGTTAGGCGTTGTTGGGTTAGCTGGGAAAGTTGCATTCCCCATACTTTGAACATTCATGTTCGGGTTAAGGTGTACAGTATTGTAAACACTCTCATTAAGGTTATGGTAATGGCAGTACTTAGACATCCAAGATAACTTAGATTTTTCAGTTATACCAGTACTTTCCTCAATAACAGGTCCCCAAGTCTTTTGAACCTCAGCCTCATTGATTAATTGATTTGCGTACATTATAAATAATTATTTTTCGCAATTGCTGACAGATTTAAATTTGTCAGCTTTGGTGGAATATATTAATATTCCGTTTCTAATCGCCTGAGCCCTTTTCTTCTTAGCTATTCGATTAATTCTTTTAGATTAGATTATCTACCTAATCTGTGTTTCATTTTTTCGACTAAATCATTTGCAAAAGCTTCATTCAATAAAGGTTCAGCTTTAGTAGCAGCAGCTTCAGCTGCTGTTTTATTTTCATTAATCGTTTCTAAATTCATTTGAGTATCTCTCATATCTCTTGTTTGCCAGAAATTATTAATAGCATAAGGAGTATTTAGAGAATGGAATTTAGATTCAGCAATAAGTTGTTCTTGTCTGTTTTCTGAAAGAGATTCCCATTTATCATGGTACTTCGCTGGCATATCATCAATAAAGTTAATAGCCTTTCTTTCAATTATAAAACATGAGTCCCAAACATTCTCAGCTTGTACAGTTGACATAATAGAATCTTTATTCATTGATTCAACTATCAAAGTTTTCTTGCTTTCTTCTAATGAATCAAATTGATTCTTTTTAGATTCTGATAAGAAATTCATAAAGTGCATTTCAGAAAGATTTTTAGTTTCTGCTTTAGAAATTAAATTATCTAACTTTTCACTTATAGCATCTTTGTAAGATTTAGTATCTTCTTTAACTTCAACTGATTCATTTATTGATTCTTCAATAGTTGGTTCAGTTTCTTCATTAATAGTTTCTTCTTCTACAGTGTTTGCATTTTCTGCAATGTATTCAGAATATTTAATACTCTTAGTTAAATTTTCTTTAAGATATTCAGAATAAGCAATATTTTGATCTACCTTCTCAGCAACATATTCTGAATAATCGATTCCCTTTTCTAATTTTTCTCCTAAGTAATTAGAATATTCAATTCCTTTGTCTGCTTGTTCAGCAACGTGCTCAGTATATTGAATAGAATTATCAAGCTCTTCTCCTAAATAAGAAGCGTAAGTTTTAATTTTATCTACATTTTCTGCTAAGTAGTCAGAATATGATATGCTCTTGTCGAGATTCTCAGATAAGTATTCAGTATAATCAGTTACTTGATTTACTTTCTCTGCAACGTGCTCAGTATATTTTACTAATTTTTCAATTAATTCATCATTATTTGAATTTGCAGATTCCTTAACACCGTCTAATGTATTCTTCACATATTCGGTGTACTTATTGAAATCTTCAACGGTTACAAAGTTTCCTGTTGTATTTTCCATCGTTAGATCTTCTTTTTTATTATTTGTTTCTTCAGTTTCTTCCATTTCATAAATGTATAAACCTTCAGAGTTTTTAAAACCATAAGATTCATTTACTCGAGCTAATTCAGCATTTTCAAATCCTGGGTCAGCAACCAAGTCATATGTAAAGAATTTTTTAATCTTAACCTTTCCAGCTTCATCAACTGTTCCAGCTGCTCTGCTTGAAATATGCAATGGAATACCATCTTCAATTAAAGCTTGAGCTTCTTTACCTTTGGAAGTATTTAATAATCGTATTCTTCCTAATACTTGTTTTTTATTCGAATCATAAGTTAAGTCTTCAACAACATGAGATACATTAGATAAACTAACATCAAAATCTTTAGGGTGATCCAGCTCGCCTAATAGTTTATTTGTTTTAACTTTTTCTTTAAGCTCGTTAATATGTGGAAGAACTTCATCCTCCTCATATATTCTGTTATTTTTATTCTTTACTCCAATCTCGGTAAATACACCTTCTAATACAACGGAGCCATCGGCATCCTTTGACATGTTTAGGTTTGACTTAGATCTTTCTAGAATTAAAAGTTTCTTATTAGACATCTTTCTAGTAGTTATTTGATTTATATATTACAACTCTTAATAGTTTTTAGATTCCAGCCAATGGGTCTTCTTCAGTTGCATCAGATTTTTCTTGAGGCTTGAAATCCTTCTTGTTTGCTCCTAAAAGGATCTTTTCAATATCATCTTCAGAATACCCTTCCCCTTGGAGCAGTACACGTTCTTGTGCACGTTCATTTGCTTTAAGATCATCGCGAGTAAATCCTCCATATCTCTTAATTAACCAACCTAGATCAAAATAAGGTATTTCGGTCATTTCAGCATCCATTGTGCTCAATTGAGTTTTCAGATTACCAATAAAGTCTACGCGCTTTGTTTGGAGTTCCATTTCTTTCATTTCTTCAAATACATTATCTTTTACAAAATCTAAACCTAAGCCAGATTTAAAAGCTATATCATTTTTTAACTCTGGATGATTAAGACACATTTGAAGATAAACAGGTTTTACTAATATTTCCTGCCATATTGATCTAAGGCGACTAATAAATTTACCAAATTTAATTTCATCTCTTAGCATTCCACTAGCATCCATATCATAGGTATTACCACCTTCTCTATCAAACCTAGAGAATGGTATTTTAGAGGCTAATTGTAATTTATCAGAAAAGTATTTTAAAGATTCAGTGTCACCTAGATCTGGACCATCACCACCAATTGTTTGTATTTCTGGAGATTCACCATCTTTGGACGGTAACCAGTATTCTTTATTGAACGGCATCATTGGTTTACCGTTAGTTTGTATTTCACCACTTTCAAAATTAAAGTCTACAACCTCCCGATATGAATTCATTAATGTTGATAGAGATTGTTTTGCTCTTGTTTTTGATTTACCGCCTACTGGGATAGTAAACTGTGTTTTAAATGATGCATTTGAAACAGCCCAGATAATTCTACTATGTTCCATTATTCTTAGAAGATTAAAAGATCGGATTAATCTCTCAACATAAGATATTCTCATTGGTGCATTAGCCTGTGAATAGGATAAGTAAATTATTTGAGAATCCCATAACTCTCTTTCTTTAGCACCCTGTCCTTGATACTGTACCCATACTTTTTTACCATTATCTGTATCAATTCCTGGCATTAAAGAAATAGGATCTAATTCTTTAAAACCAATAATTTCAGTTTGCTTATCATTATAAACAATTTCAAATGCAAGGAA